CATATAGAAAGCACCCGTATGGATGTGTAAAGTTTTGCAATAATTGCAACAAACCTATTTGGGAGCACACGAAAGAAGTGTATGAACTTTGTGATTGTCCAGACAGATATGTAGAAATAGAAGTTAGAAAATATAAGTATGTTGACCATCCAGATTATTACTTTGGAAAGCCAGTAGAAGATGGTTGGGTAACTACAAAGAGAAAACTTCAAAAATCAACATATTACCGTTATGATGTTCAGATGATAGATGGTAAAGGTCATTGGAACACACAAACAAACGCAGGTGTTCGCAAAGATGCGCAGAAATATCGTAACACAAAGTTGCGACAAAAGACAAAGCAAGTTCTTAATGATAGAACAACACCATACGAAGAAATGGTATTTCCTATCAAAAAGAATGAAGTAGATTGGGATGTATTTTAGGAATATTGCGAGTTGCTTAAGAAGTAGGGAACTTCGGGAGAATCATATCCTCCTAGCTAAGAGTTCGACTCTCTGGCTCGCAACTTTTTAATAATTTTATAAATTCTTTATTTACCTTTTCTTTATTAAATTTTCCTATATCTTTAATAACATATGGGGTATAACCTTTCTTTTTAATTTCTTTAATTTTTATTTTATCCCTATTTTGAACTTGTTTTACTGAATGTTGTTCTGCTATTTTTTCATAATGCCATTTTCCATTCCAAAGTATAGCATATTTAATATCTTCAATTATTATATCAGCATCCCATCCATTAAAAATAAGTTCGTTGGTTAATACTTTATTAAAATATTCTTTACATTTTCTAGCGAATAATTTTTCATTTTTGCTTCTTCTATTTTCTGATTGAATTTGTGCTGATTTACGGCCTGATTGAGATTCAATTATTTTTAAACACTTATTAGAACAAGTATTTCTATATCTTTTTTCATAAGGTAATTTGGATTGACATACTTTGCATTTATTTTCATTTTTTTCATATTGCTCTTTGCATTTAATGGAATACTTTTCATTAGATTTTATTATAGATTCCTTGCCGGAATCGGATAAAACATAATTTATATTTCTTTTTTTATTATTATATGATGCTGAACATGAATTCGAGCAAAATTTTCTATATGGTTTACCAATGAATTCTTCACTACAATTAGAACATTTAATTTTTTCTTTTTTTGACGTTAATTCAGTTAATGTTAAATTATTTCTATTTATTTTTTGTTTAATAGAACCTACACTTCTATTTAATATTTTTGATACTTTTTTTGTATTTTTATATTTTTTTAATAAATTTATACATGTATCATATTCAGATTTAGTCCAGCGTTTCATAAATTATTTGTAATTTTATTTATATTGTTTTATACTTATAAATATAAGAAAGGATAAAAAATTAGTTCGAAACATAGTATTAGAACAATGGTAATTCGATTCCAGATATCGGTACAAATATAAAAATAAAAAAGTTATGAATTACTTAACAAATATTACTTTACTATTTATCATAGTAATTGGAATTATTTATTTAGATGATGTGAAACAATTTTTTAAAGAAATATTTGATTCATTAAAATTTGAATCATATGAAGATTTTTTAAATAAAAATAATAAAAATGGGTAACATTATGAATGGTAAAATTAAAAATATATTGGATAAGATAAAAAATTCAGGATTTACTGCATTTTTGGCGGGAATCATTGGTGTGTTGTTATTCTTAGCTGGAGATATGTTTGCTTCTGGTATTGCTTTTGGATTTTTTGTAAAAGCTAATTGGGATTTGATTTCCAATTGGATTGATGAAAAAACTGGTATTAAAATATAAATATTTACTATATGGGGGCGAACGGCATCGACTAATATAGTAATGATATAATAATAAGTAGTGTTTGATAATACACTTTAAAATTATCATTTTTTAAATGGCAATGAAAACTTTGCTCTTGCAGCGTAAGCTGGCTGGGTTGGTAACTGACCTCGAAACAGAATAGTTACTTAATTTTTGCACTGCCCATTTGGGTGGATGCGATGGTAGTTTCACACTTCCGTAATTTGTGGAAAGGGGTGTTATCAATTCTACTCTGATGTGAATTGAACATTATTTGTTAGTATTAATGTCAAATAAACTAACAAAAACTTATACAATTATTGTATTATTATATATTAACACGCGGGTTCGAATCCCGCCGCTTCCACAATAACCTACTATCGAAAGATGGTAGGTTTTTTTATGTTTTTTATATTTATTAAAAATATTAACAAAAATAAATTATTATGATAACACCCGGAGAACACTACGATATACATTCTGATGCACCTCATCACGATAATCACTCTGATGCGCCTCATTATGATGTACATTCTGATGGAGCACCATATCAAGATTCACATTCAGATGTAAATGGAGATCCGCATTCTGATTCACATTCAGATGTTCCTCACGATGATGTACATTCAGATGCAGCTCACCAAGATACTCATTCAGATACATCTCATTCTGATACACATCAAGATGTAAATTAAAAAAAATATTTGGAATAAATAAAATAATTTTGTAAGATCTGATCAGATAATTGAAGAAAAAAATATTTAAAAAAAATCAATTTAGGACTTGACATTGGTTAAAATATTCCATAAGATCATAGTGTTGAATTGATAATAACCGATTAATCAAATTAAATATAAGCTATGAAACTTCATTCTTCTTTTTGGTTAGATGAAAAAAACTTCAATAAGCTTGGTAAGCGAGACGAATTAGATCCTATGGAATTGGTTAAATACCAACGTTCTATAGGTAAATTCGTTAAAATACTTACAAAAGAACATATTCCTGTTACATTTAAAACACGTGATGGGGTGGATGGAAATTCTTATACAGATGGTAAATCGGTTGTTATTGGTTCTAACATCACTCAAAAGAATTTTGATTCTGTTGTAGGTTTGGCACTTCACGAAGGTTCTCATATTCTATTATCTGATTTTTCTATCTTTCCTAATTTTAAAAAAGAAATTAGGGAAATGTTGGAAAATAGGTTTGGATATGATTATGAAGAATTGACAGGATGGCAAGAAGAATTAGAAAATAATATTCGTATCTTCAAATCCCTTCTTAATTATGTTGAAGATAGGAGAATTGATTATTATGTTCAAAAGAATTCTCCTGGTTATAAAGGATATTATGAAGCAATGTATGATAGATATTTCAAAGATCATATTATTGATAAAGCAATTGCTTCTGATAAATTTACTGATGTAACACTTTCAAGTTATATGTATCGTATTATCAATTTCATTAATGATAATACACGGTTTGATGCGTTGCCTGATTTGGAAGAAATTTACAATCTTATTTTTGATAATGTTTCTTCTCTGAAATCTATTCAAGATTCAATGGATATTACTTTTAAAATCTATCGAATCATTAAAGAAAATGTTAATGAAGCAGAAGAACAAAAAAAGCAAGAAGAAGGTGAAGAAGAATCTGATGAAAATGGAGAAAAAGAAAATGGTTCAGAAGGTTCAAATTCAACCACAGGCGAGTCCTCTGATGAAGATGGTGTAAATACTTCAATGGATGGAGAAGGGGATTCTATGGAAGAACCTGACAGTTCTAATGATGAATCAGAAGATGAAGAATCTGGCGATGATGAATCAGATGAAGATAAAGGTGCTTCTTCTTCAAACGGTTCTGAAACAGATGAAACGGAATCTAGCAATGAATCGGATGATGATGAATCTGAAAATGATTCTGATTCTGATGAATCAGAAGATGAAGATTCCGAAAGTGAGTCTGACGAATCAGAAAGTGAATCTGATGATGAATCTGATAATGAAGATGGTGAATCTGATAATAGTTCTGACGAAGATTCTGAAAGTGAATCTGATGATGAATCAAATGAATCTGATGAAGATAATGAAGATGTTGAACGTCCTGAATTAACAGATAGACAGGAAAAAGAACTTTCTAAGAGATTAGAAAAGCAAGAAAAATTCTTAGATGGTGAAATTTATAAACGTACTGTAGATAAAAAAACTAAAGAATTAGTTGATATTATTTCTGATATAGATTTTGATCAAAAAGAAGTTGAATTCGGTGAATTTAATACAAAAGTTGATGTTTCGGTTATAAGAGGTTTTAATGATAAAACAATCCAATTAGTTAGAGCAGTTGAGCGACAAAAAGAACGTATTGAAGCAGGTTATTCTGATGGACTGACTGATACTGTAAATGAAGGTATTAGATTAGGTCGTCGGTTAGGCAAAAAACTTCAAATTCGAAATCGTGAACGAACTACTACTTACAATCGTAAAAAGAAAGGTAAGTTGGATAAACGAAGAATTCACGCATTAGGATTCAGAGATGAAAATGTATTTAATCAATACGTAACGGAAAAACATGAAGATGCTTTCATTCATCTATCTATTGATGCAAGTGCCTCAATGGACGGAAAAAAATTCAAAAATGCAATAAAATCAGCTGTTGCAATTGCACAAATGGCTGATATGACAAATATTGATGTTGAAATCTCTTTGAGATACATTACTAAGATTGCTAATAAAGAACAGCCTATTTTGTGGATTGTTTACAATTCTAAAAAAGATTCTATTGATACTATCAAAAAGAATTTTAAATATCTCGCAGCCACAGAATGTACTCCCGAAGGATTGTGCTTTAATACCATTTTAAAACAGTTACCTAAAGGTTCTGATGTACTTAAAACCTATTTCATTAATTATTCAGATGGAATGCCTTACTGGTGGGGTACAGGATATAAAGGAAATGCTGCTATTGAACATACTAAAAAACAAGTCAAAGAAATTGAAAAATTAGGTTATACTATTCTTTCATTTTTCATTTCTGATTCCGAATATGATAATAAAGATAAGAAATCTGATTTTCAAAAAATGTATGGTAGGAATTCTACTTTTATTAATCCTACTGAATTAACTCAATTGGTTAAAGAATTGAAATCAATGTTTTTAAAAAAGTAAATTTTAATTAAAAATGATAATATATATAAGAAATATGTAACATAAAAAATAGAAAATGAGCAAAATTAAAAAAAGTAAACCCATACAATTAAGTTGGAAATCACTTAGAGATATGGCTAATAAAGGAATAGGACATTCCAATTTAAATAAAATTGCACTAAAAGTTAAGAAACAAAATAAAAAGAAGTAAAAATTTATGGATTATTACGGTTATAGACAATCTCATGGGCAAAATAATAGCATTACACCATCACATGATAGTGATAAAAATAATGCTATATTTACTAATTCTACATATAATAAATATGGAAATTTTAAACAAGATTCTATAAATGATTTATTAAGATGGGTTAATAAATTTGATTCTACTGTTAATGAATATGCTGATCAAAAGTATGCATATGAAAAGGAAAAAGAATTAAAAATTGAAAATAGAAAGGATAGAAAAAAAATGAAACTAATGGTATCTGACAATAAAGGATTTTTGGAAGATATGAGAAAGGGATTTGATTGGTTTTATAATACATTCGATTTTTATCCAAGAAAATTTAAACAATTTAAAAAAGAATATTCTATAGAATTAAAACGTTTAAAAAAGTTAAAAAAATATTTAAGCTATAGAGTTAGAAGTTTGGCTGGAAAGGGGATGTATAATGAACCATCTAAAGATATTTTACAATTTATACGTATAAAAATTGATGCAATCAATATTTTATTTAATCCCAAGTATAACGAACGAACGCCTATAGAAGATATATATGGATTGGACAAATTTGAAGATGATGAAACAGATAGTTTAGATGGATTGAACCGGAATCAAATATTTTCATATGATTAATTTATTTAAAAAAAATAAAAGAGTTAAAATAGCAGATACTACTTCAAAACATAATTTTAGAGTAGAAAATAATGTGAAAGAAAATGTTACTTATTCTGAATCCGCATTAAAATCAATGAAAGATGCAATAGAAACCGAAAAAATATTTGGGCAATTGGGTTCTATTGCAGGAAATGGTGGTGTTAATTTAACTAGAGCTACACACAAAGTTACTAATCCCAAATTAAAAGATGGAATTTTAACTTGTGAAATAGAGTTTTTGGAAACACCTTATGTAGAAGAAGCATTGGGGTATTTAACAGACCATGAATTTGATATATTTACTTTCAAACCAGAAGGAAATGGAGCAGTAGATCCCAAAGAAAAAATTATATATAATTACACTTTAAATTCAGTTAATATTTTTATTGAAAGTGATGATTAAATTTGATTAATATTATTATTTTTTGTATATTACTTTCGTAACGTGAGAGAGAATATATAAAAAATGGAAATAAAATTTGTAAAAAGAGAAAATATAATAAATAATATATTAGATAGAATCAATGCTGGTGAAAAAATTGACGATGATTTGATGAAATTATTAAAAGACTTAAGTAAATAATAATCAAATACACGGAAACATGAAAATGTTTAATAAAATAAAAATAAAAACTTTAGCAATTGGAACATTGTTAATAGGCGGTTCTATCTATATTGGTAAAAAAATCATTAATAGAAAAAAATCTAATGGAACTTCTAATAAAGAATTACAAAGTATATTAGGAATAGGAGCAAAATCAGTATATGAAAAAGATTCCAGTACTTAAAAGATATCCTCCTGGAGATAGATGGATACCATACGAAATAGATGTAGATGAACTAAATGTAGATTCAAAACCATTACCATTGTTTAATAGTTTAACAGATGGACTGGAATGGATTTACAAAACTTATGATTCTAAAAAATTTATTGTTGATGCTGAACTCCAAATTGTTTATCTTATAGAAGATGATGAAGAACAGGAATCTAAATCATCTAATAAATCAAAATATTCAATTTACGGCGAATAATTTATGGCAAGTTATAATTGGTGGAGAAGGAGACCTAAACGCAAAACCTTAAAAAAATCTGCACCATTAATTGATAAAATAGAACATGGAGATTTTGAAGTTTCTCAATATCTTCGTGAAGCTAATTTTGAATTAAAATTAATGGAACGTGAAAAAAGAAAAATACGTAAAAAAGGTGAAGAGGAAAGTTGGGGTAAACAAACAATAGAACATGATATTAGGAAAAAAACAGAACAATACAGAAGAAGATACAATAGATTAACAAAAGACTTTTTAAGAGATGATGCAAAAATCTTACAAAAATTAAAAAAAGAATTAAATTCGAAATTTGATGATTATTGGGAATATTTATATAATGAATGGTTAGATGGAAATTTAGAAGATTTAACTGTGAAGGAATTATATAAAACTTATGAACTAATAAATAAAAATGATTTTGAATTATAAAGATGTTAATATGAATAAAAATAAATATAAGGAAAAACTTCTTGAAAAAACATTCGCCGTTATTAAAAAAAATATAGATAATGAAAATTTAAAAAGGCAAGTTTTTTCAGTAGATATATCTCCTGATGAAATTAATAAACCTGAATATTTAAAAATCTCACTGGGTGTTGATGATTATAGTAATGCTCTAGATACAATAATGGATTATTTTATTGAATATGAATGGTATGAAGATTGTATAACAGTTAAAAATTATAAAAATAAATTAAAAAAGTTACATAATGAACGAAAAAAATCTACCGAAACTGACATCGAGCCAGTTGAAGCGAAATTATGAAGTATTAATTGCATTAATAGAAGAAAATATCACTGGAGAACGTAAAGATAAATTATTAAAATTATATGATGATTTATCTGATAATATGATATTTGCTCCAGCATCTTCATATGAGCACTATCATTTGGCATTCACAGGAGGTTATTGTTTACATGTTAAAAATGTAGTTGATTCTTCTCTTTTAATGACAAAGAATTTTAAACAATTAGGCGGGACAATTGATTTTACAAAAGAAGAATTGGTTTTTTCGGCACTAAATCACGATTTAGGAAAAGTCGGAGATTTAGAAAATAGCTTATATGAAGTTCAAACTTCTAATTGGCACAGAAATAAAGGAATTAGATTTAAGTTCACAGAAGATATAACTCATATGGGGGTTACAGACAGAAGTTTATTTTTACTTCAACAAGCAGGAGTAACTGTATCTCAAAATGAATGGATAGCTATTAAATGTTCAGATGGATTGTATGATGATGGAAATAAAACATATCTTAAAAATTTCAGTGCTGCTCAGCAATTGGATACAAATTTAGTTAATATTCTTCATTGGGCGGATCATATGGCATGCAGAGTTGAATATGATATGTGGTGTAATAATTCATTAGTTGAAAATTATGGAAATGAATAATAATAAATAATAGTTATAATATACGTCAATGAGGACGTAAAAGGGAAAGGGTGAAACTTTTCCCTTTTTTTAATGTCATATATATTTATATAAAATTAAAACTAAATATTACATATATATGAAATTTAAATGGATTATAGCATTATCGGCTCTTTTTATCGCAGGATGTGCTGCATATTTTTCTGTAACGGGGATTTCTATGTTATTCAGTGGTTCGTTATTAGGTGTTGCTATAATGGCATCTTCTTTGGAGATTGGTAAGTTAGTTGCCGCATCTTATTTACATAGAAATTGGAATAAAATGAGTAAGTTTTTTAAAGTATATTTAACCACAGCAGTTGTGGTGTTGATGTTTGTTACATCAATGGGTATATTTGGATTCTTATCAAATGCTTATCAAAAAACTGCTTTAAAGGTAGATCAAATTCAAGGCCAGGTGGAACTACTACAAAACCGTAAAGAGGGATTTGCGCAGGATATAAGCAGATATAATAAGAGAATAGAGACATTAAGCAGTCAAAGAACATCGCAAGAGACTAGATATGACTCTTTGGTTGCTGGTGATGATTGGGTTAATGCTAGAAGAACATATAATTTAATTGAGAGTTCTGATAAACAGATAGAAAAATTAAATTATAATATAACAGCTAATAGGGATAGTATTAATAAAATCCAAACTGAAATTTTAAAAATAAAAAATGATAATCAAGATTTATCAAAAGAAATAGGAGGATTTAAATTTGTAGCAGAATCTTTTAATATTCCTATACAAACAGCTGTAAAATATTTTATATTAGTTTTAATATTTGTATTTGATCCGTTAGCAGTATCATTAGTATTGGCATTTAATTCTTACATAGAAGAAAATATGAACGATGATGGAAATGATTCCATTAATAATTCTGGAAAACCGATCGAAAAAGCATTAAATATTAATGAAAAGACATCAGATGCTAATAAGTATTCTGATGAAGATCCGTTGAGTAAAGTTTCACATAAAGCACAAAAGGAGGCAAAGGATAATAAAAAATAAGAAGCAATTTACAAAATATTTGACATTTAAAATTTTAAAATTTATTTTCTTGTATAGATCAAGTGACTAGTCCCCCTGAAACTATAATATATATAATTAATACTTGATCAATATAGTTATAAAATAATAAAAGATCAATAATAATAGATCTATATATATAAATTAATATTCTAGATCTAGACAAGAAAATTGATTTTTTAAAATTTTATAACTATTTTTTTTTTATAAAAACTTTTGAGAGAGAACAATGGAATATATATTAATTTTATCTATAATACTAAATATTATATTATTTTATGTATGTTATAATTTATATAATAAAAACATATCATATGAAGATATTATATTATCAATTCAAAAAGAAATAGCTAATACAGTCAATTTAATGAGACAAATTGACTATTCTGGTGCTTTTGAAGCTGATGATGAAGTTGGAAGTACTTTTAAAAGTTTATTAAATATTTTAAATAAACTAGAGGGTATTATTAATGTCAAAGAAGAAACGGAATAAAAAAGGTTATTATTTTACTAAAGAAACTGAAAAGGCTATTATTGAATATAACAATACAAATAATCAAGCTAAGAAAAATAAAATATATAGAGAAGAACTTGAATGGCCATTAAGTAAATTAGTTGAAAATATATTTAATACATTTAAATTTGAATATTTTTTGGATGATCCTCAAGATGTTCAAGCAGAAGTTTTAGCACATCTCATAGAAAAATTATATATGTACGATGAAGGTAAAGGAAAAGCCTTTTCATATTTTAGCATTATTGCTAAAAATTATCTTATTTTAAATAATAATAAAAATTATAAAATGATGAAAATGTATCAGAATATAGATGATACAGATGAAGTCTTTCAGTTGGAAGATCCAAAAGAAAATGAAAGAATTCATAATCATATAGAAGAATTTGTTGAATTAATGTATCATTTCTGGGATTATAAAATTCCTAGATTATTTAACAAGAAAAGAGATAAAAAAATTGCATATGCTATTATGGAACTTTTATATAATCACATAGATAGCATAGATGTTTTTAGAAAGAAAACTATTTATTTATACATAAGAGAAATGACTGGGTATGGTGGGCAATATATAACACCTGTTTTGAATAAAATGAGGCCCATTCAGAGAAAAATTTATGATGATTTTTTGGAAACAGGTAAAATTAAAGAAATAAGGTATATATAATGGGAAGTATTAAAGATAAAGATGATATAATATTTGGTGATAAATCATTATCTGATATTTTTGAAGATATATATATAAACTCAAAAGATAGGAAAAAAGATATAGATGATACTCTTAAATCTTTTATGAAATTTATTAAGCAAAATAAAGATGTAAGTTTCATCGGGCCTGTGATTAAAGATTTACTTCATGTATCAGTTCAAAATGATGAACAGTTGGTTAAAATGGCAACTGTTATCCAACGTATAATGACTAATAATGATAGTGATGAAAATGAATATGGATTAACTGATGATATGAAACAACAATTGCTTGATATAGCAAAGAAAAGTAGTGAAGATTTAACTAAATCTATTCCTGATGATTTTGGAGAAATAGAAGAAGTTATGTTAGGCGATAAAAATCCTGAATTAAATGAAATTGAAGTGGTAGATAGTACAGAAGATGGCGAAGAACAAACTGATAAATAATATTGATTTAGATTTAGCATCTGCTGAAATTAAAGATTTAATATCTGATATTAAATTATCTATTGCATTTGTTGTTGATGTCAATCACGACGGAGATACTTCTAATAATTTAAATATTGGAGAAGTATTAGCTAAAAAATTGAGCATGGTTGGTACATCTGAATTAACTGATAATGTGTATAAACCAATAAATGCCAATATTAATGAATATCCATTAGCGGGTGAATTTGTACTTGTAATTGAAAGTTCATTCGGCCGATATTATATATCATCTATAAATCTTTTTAATAATAAATCTAATAATATAGATATTAAAAATATAAATGGTTATGTAAATTTTTCGGATGATGAAAATATTAATAACCGTATTATAAAATCTGATAAAAAAACTCAAAAATCTGTATTAGAAAATAATAAAAAACCATTCAATAAATCTTCATTTAATAAAAATCAGACATATAATAGTAGATTTGGAGAAATAAGTTTTGTTGGTAGGTTTGGTAATAAAATTTCATTAACTAATTCTGATGAAGAATTACCTGAATTATTATTGTTAAATGATAAAAGTTCCATTGAATTAAAAAATGGTAAACATTCTTATAATTTAAAATCATCTAATAGTAATATAAACCCTAAAGTAAATAATAATATTACTCATGAATATGATGGCCAACAAATTTTAGGAAATTCTGATAGATTATTTTTTACAATAGGAGATAAAGGAATTTATCAAGAAACATCGGGATTAATAAGTTTTATTTCTGATGATGATGTATTTTTTAATTCTAAGTCAAATATTAATATTGAAGGTGAATTGGTGTATATTGGTTCTCAAGCTCAAAATAAATCAGTTTTGGGTAATAATTTTATGAAAGATTTTAAACAATTATTAGATTCTATGACAAGATTTGCTAATAATTTAAAGAAGCAAGATAAATTAATATCATTATCTAATGCAGCTAATAATTTTTTAACTGATTTGGAACAATTGGGATGGAATAATTTTAATGAAGATGATTATTTATCATCAAAAGTATATGTCGAATAATGGGAAGTATAGTAAATCAAATACCACCTCTTAATTTTAATCCTGTTTTAATTATATTTCAGAAATTGAAATATCAATTTGAAAGAAATAAAAATAATATAGTTTTGGATTTAGACTCCCAATTAAATTCTTTGGATAATGAGATAAGTAATATTGACAAGTCTATTGAAGATGTAAACAAAGGGAATATAATTGATATTTCTACTTTAAAACAGAATAACGTTAACACAACTGGCTGCTCTGTATCTGATAAAAACAAAAGAGTAGAAAATATAAAAAATGCATTAGATGTACGAAAGAATGAATTAATAAATAGAAAGGATACTATTCAGTCTGAAAAAAATAAAAATGAAAATTTTTATGATGAAATAATAAATATATTTGATGGTATTATTAGTAAATTGGTTAGTTTGTTGAGACAGTTGATAGATACTATAAGTGCAGCTTTAACTGCATTAGAAAGTGCTATTACTTCTCTTGCCGCGATTCCTTTTGGAGCGGGTGTTGCTGCAAGCACTGCATTGGGTTTTATTAAAGAATTACTTCAAACAAAAATTTATGAACCTGTTTCTGATTCTGTATCTCAGCAAGATGTATATGAAACGGGTTGATAATATATTAGAATAATAAAAATTCTTTTCTTCAATATTTATATAAAATTGTAATTAATAAGATTGTTATGAGTAAAACTACAACAAAAAAATCATTAATTAATTTAATAGAAAAAATTTCAAAAAAATCTATTAATGATGAAGTTAATGCATTAGTTGAAAAGCGAATTCAAAAATTGTTGCCTATGTTGGTGGAACATGAGGTTAATAGATTGTTAAAGGAAGAATTAAATGATATACAATCTTCTAATAATATAAATGAACAATTAAATACAACTACTGGAAATTCAATAGCTGATGAAGTTATTGATGATACTGAAACCATGGATGATAAAAATGAATTAAGAGAACATTTTAAAAAATTAATTAGCGGTGGTAGAGGTGCTAATCCTAATGATGTAGGGAGAACCATAAATGCTACATCTAAAAATGTTCATAGTATTGCTGGGAGAAGTAATGGGTTTAATAATAATATGAACGGAAATCAACAATCATTAACTACACCAGATGGCGTGGCAGTTGATACAAATAATGAAAATGTAAAAAAAGTATTGAATGCAATGAATCAAGATTTTAGTAAAAAATTAAAATCTATGGAACATAATTCAAAACAAAGAAATGGCCAACTGACCGGAGGCCAAATTCCAATGGGAGGAAATCAATAAATGAAACCAATAGGTATTGATATACCCATAAAAAGAGGAAAACAAGGTTTTTTTAAACAAACTTTTACTACAAATAATGCTATTAAGGCGAATATAAAAAATTTGCTTTTAACTAACAAGGGGGAACGTCCTTTAAATCCTTCTTTTGGGAATGGATTAAATCAAATGGTATTTGAAAATGATGATACTATAACAAAAGAGTTAATACGTGATAAAATAACAAATACAATTAATAAGTATATCCCATCTGTTCAAATAAATGATATAACATTTGATGATAATTTAAATGATAATTCAATAAAATTTAGTATTACTTTTTCTCTAAAACAATATCCAAATTTCATTGACAGAATTCAGATGCAAGTAAATACAGGGTAATTATAGATGGCTATAAATTCAATAAATAAAGATTTTTCAAAAAAACGAAAAGATGTAAATCTATTAGCTAAAGATTTTTCTTCATATAAGCAAAAATTAATAGATTTTTCAAAAACTTATTTCCCAAATACTTATAATGATTTTACAGAAGGTTCTACTGGGAATATGTTTATAGAATTAGTATCTTATGTTGGTGATGTTCTTTCATATAACATAGATTATAATTTTAAAGAATCATTGTTAACTAATGCTTCTGAGGAAAAAAATATTATAAAATTAGCTCAATCATTGGGTTATAAAGTTCCGCTCAGTTCAGGTGCTGTTACATCATTAAAAATCTATCAGTTACTTCCTGATAATGGAAGTGGTTCTCCTGATTGGAAATATGCATTGAAAGTAAATGATAATATGAAAATTGGTTCTAATCAAAATTCTGATGTTATCTTTAGAACACTGGAACCTATAGATTTTTCTGATATGAAAGATTTATCAAATGTTGATGATTACTTAGAACTCTATCAAGAAAATAATGGAACTCCTCAATTTTGGTTAGTTGAATATTACAGGGACATTCCAGTAATAGCTGGGCAAGAAAAGGAATTAACTGTTAATGTTGGCGATCCTGAAAAGTTTTATACAGTTGAATTACCTGATGATGATGTAATTGATATTATATCTGTAGTTGATTCGGATGGTAACAAATATTATGAAGTTGATTATTTAGCTCAAGATAGTATAATATCTCAAATAAAAGTTGATAGAAATGAAGAACCATTTTACCAACCAAAAATATTAAAAGTTCCAAGAAGATTTATTACTAAAGTAAATAAAAATTTAAAAAAGGTAATTCAATTCGGCGCAGGAACTACAGTTGATATAGATGAAGAAACAATATCTTCTATATTTCAAGCTGATAACAAAGTTGGAAGTACGGAATTAGCTATAGATCCTTCATCTTTTTCTACATCAAAAACTTATGGAAAAGCTCCAGCTAATACTACATTAACAATAAAATATACTGTTGGCGGCGGTATTGAATCAAATGTAGGTCAAAATGATTTAACAGATATAAATGAAATTGTATATGCCAACGATACTTCTACATTATCTGATGTAGAAAAAAATACATTAAATCAGATAAAAACAACTTTAACTGTTACCAATGAATCAAAAGCAAGTGGAGGTAGAGGTAAATTAAGTCCTAATGAAATTAGAGAAAATGCTTTGGCATTTTTTAATGCTCAAAAGAGATGTGTGACTGCTAGAGACTATGAATCAAGAATATTCTCTATGCCTTCACGATTTGGAAATATATCAAAAGTATATGTGGAGAAAAGTAGTGCCCATAAAAATAATACTACAAATTCTCCAACAATAAATTGTTATTTATTATCATACGATAATAATAATAAGTTAACAAATTTAAATTCTCAAACAAAAAAGAATGTAAGTATATTTCTGAATGAATTTAGAATGTTGACTGATGGAGTTAATTTACTGGATGGGTACGTAGTTAATATAGGAGTTGACTTTGAAATATCTGTTTACTCGTCATACAATAAGAGTGAAGTTTTATTAAAAGCTATAGAAACTGTTAAAAATTTCTTTGATATTGATATTATGAATTTTAATCAACCTATTTATATTAACGATTTAGAATTACAGCTTGGAAATGTTGATGGAGTTCGAACTGTAAACAGCGTTAAACTGATTAATAAAACATTGGATGATGGTGATTATTCATCAACATACTATCCAATACAATCAGCAACAAGAAATAAAATAGTATATCCATCTGTAGAACCTTCTGTTTTCGAAATTAAATATCCCAATAGTGATATAAAAGGTAGAGTTAGATAATGAAATATTTTATAACAAGTTCAAAAGATGCTACAGTATATGATGATCATAAATCACAAAATACTGGTATTGACCAAATTTTAGAAGTGAGTAAATGGAGACCTGATACTGGTTATGATAGAATATCACGAGCATTTATTCAATTTGATTTTACAGAAATTTCTAAATCAATATCCAATGGTGAAATAACAAATCCTACATTTTCATTGGAAATGAAATCAACAAAATTGAGGGAACTACCTTTAGAATTCGATTTGGAAATATTGCCTATATCTCATAGTTGGGATATGGGATTAGGTAAACGTCAAGATAATCCATTAACAGTTGATGGTGTGAGCTGGTTATGGACTGATGCATCTTCTTCTGTTAGTTGGTCAAATGAGGGAGGAGATTTTATAACATCCCAAACAGCCAGTTTTCATTACAATCAATATACAGTTGATTTGAATAAAGATATAACTAATATTGTTAATAATATTTTAAATGGAGCATTGGTTAACAATGGGTTTGTTATTAAATTCCCTTCCGCATCAGAAGCAGATGGAAATCATTATGGTTCCGTTAATTTTTTCAGTTCGGAAACAAATACAATTTATAAACCAAAAATATCTGTTGAATGGTATGATAATAGTATATCTACTGGAAGTTTGAATGAAGTTGCTGATACTGATGATCCATTCGTTACAATAACAAATTTAAAAGCAGAATATAAAATAAATAATACATATAAATTCAGATTACATAGTAGAGAACAATTTCCATCATTGACATTTACTTCTGGTTCCGTTCATTCTGTTAATCATTTTTTACCAACAGCGTCAAAATATTCTATAGTTGATAATATTACTGATGAAGTAATTGTACCATTTAATTCTAATACATTATTAAGTGTAGATAGTAATGGAAATTATTTTAAACAAACATTTAAAGGATGGGAAGCAGAAAGATATTATAGAATTTTGTTTAAAATAGATGATGGCGATGGAGATGTCAGCATTGTAGATAAAAATTTAATATTTAAATTGGTTGAATAATGAGTGATTTTTTAAACCCTTTTTCGCAATTAAAAATAAGGGAATATAATATAACAAATCTTAAAAAAATTTTAAATATATTTCCTACTCAATTAAAAGTTGAAGAATTGACATCTAATCAACTATTAGATAAATTACGTTCTATAATTAAAGATAGAGATATTACTATTGAAGAATTATTGGCTCAATTAGCTAACAGGCAAAATGCTTCTGATCAACTTACTGGTATAAATGATAAATTATCTGGATTGGCTGATGATTTGAATTTAGGAGAAATTGTTCAACAAACAAGCAAAGATTCGGCTCAGCAAGCAAGAATTCAATCATTATTATCTCAAGGGTATGTTCAAATTGGAAATACACCTTTGTATGTGTTGGTAGAATCTTCTCCTACAAGTAATATTAAATTTAATATAAATCATACTGATGAAAATGCAGGATTTCCTGAATCAGATTTGAAATCTCCAAGTTCTCTTAAATTTGTAAATGTGAGTAAAACCAATGATGTTTGGTTTATGAAATTTGAAGATTGGAAATCTAATTTGGATGGTATTTCAATACCAAATGATCCAACGAATGCATTTAGATTAGTTCAATTTACTGATGCTCATAAACGTGCTTATAAAATACCCAAAGATTCAGATGTTTCTACATCTGTTAGATTGTATTATAAATCAAAAGGAGATTACAAAGATGCAGGTTTAAAAAGAAGCGGTGAGACAAATGAATGGTCTGGGTTTATGAAAATAAGAGCAAAAATTGATAATTCTGATGGTATACATGATATTAAAGGTACTGATATAGGAAATATGAGATTATATAGAGATAGAAATTAATGGATAGATTAAATTATAAACATATTGAACCAATAGATGATAAAGATTTATCAATTATATTGGATTGTGAGATTCAAGATAATACTGGAAATGTCGTTCCTTTGAATGACGTATCTGTAATTATTTCAATATTTGATACTACAAATAATTTCATTAAACAAAAAATTATTTCAGGAAATAATTTTAGATATAATTTTCAAAATGAATATCAATTATTGAATTATATATATAATGATATTTTAGACATTGAAGGAAATGATAACTTGAATCCAGGAAAATATAAATTAAGATTTTCTTTTATATTAGATACTTTTAATTCTGTTGGTAATAATGATAATAGATTTGTTGTTACGGAAATATCTCCTGATAATACAGAAGTTAGATTGAATCCTCTTTCTAACGATCAAGATTTTATTGATATATTTAGTAGAATTAAAAATCATAAAAAATCCGATAAAACAATACAATTAAATGAAACGGGATTTATTAAATTTAATAGGGATTATATAGATTCTATTTTTTCTGATTCTAATATATCTGATATATTTTCGGATAATCAAATTAAAATAAATGATATGTCATTATCAGATTATCTTATTCAGGTTTATAAAAAAAGATCTAATAAATCTACAGAAGCAGAAAAAAAATCTGAGGCTGTTCAGAAAGCAACTGATTCTATTAATAAAATGAAATCAAATTTATTATCTAAGAAGGGAGATGCTTTAATATTTATATCAAAATACTTTGAATCAATTAAGAGTGAATTATTTACAAAAATAAATAATACATCCGTTGATAATCAGCAAAAAATAAATTCAATTATAAATGAATTTAAAATTGACATAAAAAATAAAATGATGGAATTTTTAAATAATTCTATAGATGAAGTTGTTAATTTAGTTTTGAAAAATTAATATGGGAATTATACAAACAAATATATCAAAAAATATTACTCAAAATGATAATAAATTATCATTTAAATTGGGTAATAATGCAGAATATTTAATGAATATTACGGATGATAAATATTTGATTGGGAAAGATAAACCAGTTGCATATACTACTTATCCTCCTGATAATGTTATTAGTGCTGGATATAAGGCGAAAATAGTATTCACAGAAAATATAACTGTGGAATTGTATAAAGATGCTGATAATTCTCCATTTTATAAAAAAGATATTGTTGTTAAATATTATATACAAACAAAAGATTCTTCATATAATAATACAGTAAATGGAGATACAGGAACGGGTGGTTCGGATACTGGAAGTAATGATACAGGAGGAAGTGGTGGTTCCGGCACTGGTGATGGTGGAACTGGCGGATCCGGTGGAACTGGTGGAACTGGTAATGGTGATAAAAATATTAGTTTTGATACTGGCAGTATCGATGTATTTGGAAAAGATGATAACAGTTTTCAAATTAAGTAATTATGATAAGAGAAGGAAGTAATAGCATAAAGAAATTTTTTAGTTTACCTGATAAGGTTATAGAAGCTCCATTGGATAGGAATATTTTTAATAGAGATAGTAATATTACTATTAAAATTAAAAATAATAATACAGGTACATATGTTGGAAGCAAATCTATACCTATATCTGATGTTTTTGATACTAAAAATTATTTAAGTATTGAATCCGACCATGAAGATAATTTATATACTATATTATTTAAAAGAAATCAAAATGATAATATTTCACCATCATCTGTAACTTATAATATTTATGAAAACTTAGAAAATCCAAATGGTACATTTGATAAAAATTCTGTAGCTCAATTCACAATACATTCTCAGTTTCAAAATGATAAGTTTAGTTATTATATAACTTTAGATAAAAATAACACAAATAGAATATCATTGGATTTCGGTTCATTGGATATAAATACATCTTATGATTCTAATACTAATGTTACTTTTAACGTTAGTAGTAATAATTACCCATCTTCTATATCAAGAGTTAACCCATCTTCTATATCAAGAGTTATAGGAATAGGATTCAAAGAATTTGATAATTCTACAGATAAATCGAAATTTGATTTAAATGCTATTAAAAATGCTATTGAAAATTCTATAGATGATAATTTAAATATAAGTAGCAGTAGTGTAAGTGGTTCTGTATCTATAGTAAATAAAGATATTACAGAATCCGAAAGATTTTTGAAATATGGTGTTATTACAAAACAAGGAGATAATTTATTAGTTACTAATTGGGTTAATGGTGGGGTGTTGAATCAAGTAAATACTGAAATAGAACCATTAGGTTCCATAGTTTTAAAAATGTATAACAATGCGTCTCCATTGAATCTGAAAGATGAAGTTATATTTACAAAATTATATTCTAATGACATTGAATTAGATGTTGATTTTAGTATAGGAGAAATAGGTAATCAAAAAACACAATTGACTCCTAATTTTAAAAAAGAAGTTGAAAAAAATGTTATATCTGCATTTAATGAATATCAATCATTTGATGAATTAACATTAAGTGGCTCATCTGTGCAAGATAGAATTATAGATTATTTCTTACAAAATAAAAAAAATAAAGTAGGATTAAATACTGATTTTACTAATTTTAATAATTTTGTAAAATTTAGTTCCGCGGAAGAACGATTGGTTAATTTTCATTATAAAATTGAACAGATTGAAACATATACTTCTCAATCAGCTTCCTTATCAGAATCTTCTGCAAGTACATCATTTATAAAAAATAAATCCACGGATGTAGATGAAAAGATAAGAAATATCAAAAATGGATTTGATGAATACGAATTATTTCTATATAATAATAGTGGTTCAATTTATGAAAATAAACCATATGTATCATCATCTGATAATATTTTTGCATCATGGCCTAAAAAAACATCTATTGAATTAATATCTGATGGTTCATTTGTAACTGCAAGTTTGTGGAATTCGAATGGAGTTAATGATACTGATATAACTCAATCTTTGGCTAGGTTATATAAAAATGGAGAAATTTCTCAAAGTTTATCATTGAGTTCGAATGAAATATATGTGTTGGAATTTGATGTTGTAAATAATGGATTGCCAGTATCATTTGATTATAATGGAAAAACTATTGTGACTGAAAAGGTTTTTTCAAGCGGTTCAAATAAATTTGAATTTACAACATCTGGTTCATCTAATTCAAATAATGTTATTTCCATAAAAGGTGCTAATTATGGGGATGTAAATAAATTTACTGATATTGATAATATTAGTATTAAAAGGAAGCCAGAATTATATGAAACAACTTCCTCTCAAGTATTAAATTGGTATGATAATTTAAGAGAAGTTGCAAAGGATTATGATGCAAGAAATAAAGATAGTTTAAAAAATAATACTCCTGAATATATAAGAGATGATGAAGAAAATTCTGATTATATATTATTTTTAAATATGATTGGTCATATGTTTGATGGTATATGGTTGTATGCCAATGAGTTAAATAATATATATAATTGGGATAATGATATAACAAATGGATTATCAGAAGATTTATCAATTGTTTTATTGGAAGCATATGGAAATAATTTAAATATAGGGTTTTCTGAAAAAGACGCATGGGAATATATTTTAGGAGTTAACGATGGCGGAGATAGTATAAGTCAAGATATAGGATTTTCCTTTGAAAAAAGGCAGAAGGAGACTATAAGAAGATTATTAGTGAATCTTCCTTATTTTTTAAAAAATAAAGGAACATCAAATAGTATTAAAGGATTGGTTCTTTCTTATGGAATTCCATTATCCACAATGTTTATCAGAGAATATGGTACTTTCCAAGGAGTTAATGGGTTGGAAACAATTTTCACTAAAGAGAAAGAAACAAAAAAATTATATTTAAGTGGAAGTAATAAGAGTATTTCTGTTGATGATGATTACTTAACATCTGGATCAAATGCCATTGAGTTTAATTTACAAATATCAGATTACAGTAATTCAGATATAAATTTAGTTAGTGGATCTGATAATGTCAATGGTGGTGGATTTGAAATTTTTGTGAAATCTGATAGTAATAATACTGGAAGTGTTCATTTATTAATATCTACTGGAAGTAATTCATACGAGTTAAGTTCATCTGTGGGCCCTCTATATAATGGTAAATTTTGGAATATAGTTGCTCAACAAACGGACAGTGGTTCTTATGAGATTAAAGCATATCAATTTAATAGAGATGATGGCACGTATGATTATCAATTAAGTGGAAGTTCATTTATATCATCTTCTATTAGTTCATCAATAGATGATGCCTATAATAGTATTAATAATATACAATTTAATAATTTTAATGGATATTTAGATGAATTTAGAATTTGGAATACATCATTTTCTGATGAAGTATTTCAAGAACATGTAAAATTTCCAACATCTGTTAAATTAAATGATCCATTGAAAATACCAAATGCTTTGTTAGCAAGAGTTGATGTGGATTCTTATGATTCAAAATATATAGCAGAAGGTGAAAATAAATTACCTAATTTAGTATTTAATCCGTTATATCCAACTAAAGTTACAGCAAGTGGGTTTACTGTAGATGATTTCAAAACTTATACAAGAACTGATTTTATTAGATCTACAAATATTGGAAATGAAAAATTAGGTAATAATAAAGTTAGATATCAGTTGACTCAGTCATTAAATGGAGGAGTTCTGACACCTAATTTCAATGAATCATCTGATAACAATGAAAATGTAAGTTCAGTAAGTGATAGTTATAAATTAACTATAGGATTTTCACCTACAGATATAATAAATGAAATTATTTTACAACATTTCGGTGGAAATAATTTATTGGATGAATTTGGAGATCCTACCGATAAATATAATGAAACATATTCTGAATTACAGAATACAGTAGAATCATTTTTTAATAATATATCTGAAAATAAAAAAACAAAATTCTTTATAAATTATATAAGGAATTTTGATAAAACATTATTTGATAATATACATGAATTTGTTCCAGAGAGATCTGATTTATCTACATCTATTTTTATAGAACCTCATTATTTAGATAGAAGTAAAGCAAAAAGATTAGGTCAATCTCAAACAGAAGATTTGGCACAACCAGAGGGAGTAGAATCTAATACAAATAATGCTTCATCTACAGAAAACACAAATACTAATGATGGAAATCCATTAGTAACAACTACAGAAGAAACATTGGTATCTGATGTATTGTCAGAAGCAAACGTAAATCAAGCATTAACAGTTATTTCTGAAAATGAAATATTGGATTATTTGAATCAATCTACAGATGTTGTTATATTACAAGATGGGTTTGAATCGCAAGTATTAAGAAATAATGTTTGGGAAAGTGATTCATCTATTACGATTACAAATAAATACGGAGAGAGATTTAAATTTAAAGTATATAAATTTGATTATACTATAGAACTTCAAAACTTAGAAAATCAAATAGGTGCATATTTAAGTAATAATGATTTAGGACATATAGATCCACAAACGGGTAAATTGGTATATGGAACTGATAAAACTTATAGTGATTTATCTAGATTATGGAAAAAATATTTTAAATTAAATGATACATTGTTCTTATTAAATTATGATGTAAATCCTATTGATAATGCAGTGTTAGTAACATATGAAGATCTTCCAACTTGGTTGCAAGAAGATTTAATATTAAGTGGAGGGACAACATCTCAAAATAAAATTGTTACTAAAAATGGAATTACATATGAAATTTCTGATGATACTGTGGATGGTGGTTCTGTGGTTGTTACAACAACAACACAAGATAGTAGAACTATTGTTACTGATCCAAATGGAGATGTGAAATTAACTGTAGAATAAAATTTTATATACTTATATTTATAATAAAGAAATTAAAGAAAGAAAAATATGGCGTATCTTAATAATAAAACTCAAATAGTAGATGCCGTTCTTACCAACAAAGGTAGAGAATTGTTGGCAACGGGTCAATTTAATGTAACTAAATTTGCATTAGCTGATGATGAAATTGATTATTCATTATATGATTCATCACATCCGCTGGGAAGTGCCTTTTATGGAACAGCGATTGAAAATTTACCTGTAACGGAAGCAGTTCCTGATGAAACTCTTTTGTTGAGATATAAATTAGTGACTCTTCCAGCAAATACAAAGAAAATTCCTAAAATTGTTTTGGGCACTTCTTCTGTTAATGTAACTGCTGGTGAAAAAGAATATATCGATTTGGGTATATCTACTACACCTCAATTAGATGGAGATAATTTCGGATATACTGCTACTTTATCTGATACTAGGTTGGGAAGATTAGAAGTTGCGCCTAACGGAACACAATTCGGTGAATCTAGGTTAATTGAAGATCAAGGAGCATCTCGTATCGTACAATCCGTTTCAGCAACTGCTATTAGATTTTATCCATCTACAGTTGTAAATGTAACTAGAAATGGTACTATTAGAATTACTGGAAATGAAAGTGGTGCTTCTTCTACTATAGATATTACAGTTAAAAAACAAACAAGTTAAGAGTTTAAGGTAAATTATGGCGAACACATTTAAATTATTTGACCCAGAAGATATTGTAACTATTAAAAAAGAAGTAACTAAAGGTGTATTTACTGGGAATGCATCTGAATTAACATCTTTTTTTACTGGTTCGGAGGCTGATGAAACTGGTTCTTTGGGTAGAGCAAATTATCATTTGGATGTATATCAAACAGGGAGTACATTATCTACAGCTGCAGTACAATTTTCATTAAGTTATGGAAATTATTATGGATACGGTTCACCAGCTTTATCTACTGATAGTAGTTCTAGATTACCAACACAAGCAGTTTATAAACAATATTCAAATACATTACTTCCTGTTGGTACTGATAAATTTACTTTTTATACAGGTTCTACAGCAGACGGTCATACTTCTGATGATGCTTTTATAATTAATTTCAGTAGAGCTAGAATTAAAGAGAGATTGGATGCGGGTAATTTTGAATTGCATGTAAGTGGAGCTAATGGAGTATTTAAATTTGTAGATGATTCATTGGATATATCTAATCCTACAATTGAACCAGGTGGAGTTGTTTATAATTTGGGTAGTGGTTCAATTGATACCTCTACTACAGGTTCTGATATTACAACTTATACAGCATCAAATGGAGAAGGATATGGTAAAATTTATCCTGAAAGTGGTGTTGTTATTCTTAATCCATCTGCTATAGCGGATACTATTGGAAATGTTGGTTCTGTAGATATATCTGGTTCAACCTCACATACATCAGTTGGTGTTTATGAAAATCTTCATTATGATTTTTATGATAGTTTAGTTGGAGGTGCTTATATAAAAGCAAGAAGTTCTGAAAATGTAAGTTCTCAAAATTTCTTTGTTAGAGTTAGAAATACTGAATTTAATTTCTCCAATAATCCAACTTACGTAACTGGTTCGGATAATCAAATTATTGATGATTTATACAATGAACCTGTTACGTATATATCTACAGTTGGATTGTATAATGATAATAATGAATTGTTAGCTGTTGCGAAAGTAAGTAAACCTATACTGAATGGCAGGGATTCAGAATCATTAGTAAAAATAAAAGTAGACTTTTAATTATGGCATTTAATTTAAAAAAATATTTAACGGAAAATAAATTAACAGATATATCCAAACGATTGGACGAAGTTCATCCAAAAGTAAAAGAGGCTGAAAAAAGATATAAGGATTGGAAAAACCTAGGCGGGGAAGTTAGAATAGACGGTAAAATAACAAAGATGGTTCCTAGAGGAGTTTATAATGTTGTTGAATCTGATGGAGGAGGTATGTATGATTATCCCAAATTTACTATAAGAGTAACAGAAAAAATGGATCCTTATAATTTAGCATTACAAATGGCAGAGGCATTTGGTTATATATCTTCTTGGAATTATATTGCATTGGAGAAATCTAATAATTCTCCAAAAAATCCATCTTTTCCGTTAAAACAAACATCATTAAATTTGTAATTTATAATGATACATGAAAGCATTAAAACCAGGAGATTTTACAAGAACTGATGTTGAAACCAATAAGCAGTTTACATTAACAGAAACTAGTAGTTTATTAACTTATCTTCAAGGTAGAAAATTCTCTGGCTCTTTTTACACTGGAAGCTCATCTAAATTTAATGATGTGTATGAAGGACCTTTTTATGGTTCTGTAAAATCTCAATTTTACTTAGAAGATTATAAACCACAAACAACACAGTCTTTGGGGGATTTTATTGGTGTTATTCAAGTTTCTCAAAATGCGTTTGATGAAAAAATTAAAGAAGGTTCTGTTTCATTAGTTTCATCATCTGTAACATTTTTAGATGATTCTCAAGGAAATTTATATTTGAGTGGTTCGGAAAGTACTAAAATAGGAAATGTATTCTATGAATTTGGAACTATAGTTATAACTGATACAGGTTCGTACCAAAATGTTGGTTCAGGTTCATTCGAATTAACATTCAGAGCAACTCATATCAAAACGGAATTAAATTTCTCTGCTACTGTTTTACCAAATGAATTTAATTATTCAACAAACAAATCAGCAAGAATCAACGGAAAAACAACATTAGTTAGACCGAGATTTGAATATGATATTTCAGAAGTTAGTAGTTCGTATGGAGAAACTATAACATCTCAAAGTATTATACCTGAATTTTTTGGTATATATCCTAGAGATAGAGTGAAGAAAACATATATTACTAATTATGTTTTACGCTCGACTCCAAATGTTAGTAGTAGTGATTGGGTTGAGAATGATGGGACTGGTTCTATGCAAGAAACATTAAATGCAGCTGCACCTCCGCTATCGGGTAGTTGGTCTACATCTGCAAGTGCTTATATTTATTCTGGTTCCCAGAAAAATTTATTACAAGCTAATTTAGGTAGGGTGTGGAAAGATAATGAACCCTTTGCAGTTAGTTTATATGTAAAATCAGATCAAACGGGTTCGGAATTATCTATAGATGTATCTGAGGATGAATCACAAAATATAACTGTAGGAACAGATTGGACTAGAATTCAATACACATCAAGCGGGAAAAATCCAGCAAGAGGTGATTATAGTGATGCGGATATTCAACTAATAACTGAAAATGCTACATTTTATTTATGGGGTTTTCAAGTTGAATATGGTTCTACAGTTCATGATTTTGTGGAAACTACTGGTTCGATGGCAACTACAATATCATCATCAAATGTTGTTAGAAATATTGGGCCTGATGCTCCTAGATTAACACCATATGCTACTACAGTTGGATTTTATAATGATATTGGAGATTTATTAGCAGTTGGAAAATTGGCATCTCCTACACCAATACCTGATGATTTTCCTATAACATTTAAAAGTAGAATTGATATATAAGTTATGAGTAATTGGAAATATAAAGGAAAAGTTATTAAAGAATTAGATGATATGCCAGATGAAGTATTTGGGTTCATTTATAGAGTCACACATAAACCAAGCGGAAAAAAATATTTAGGTAGAAAACAATTAATATATGAACGTAAACGAAAGATTGGTAAACGAGAAACAAAACGTTTAAAAGAAGAAAAAAAAGAAGCTGGTGAAGATCATTGGTGGATAGTTCCTAAATATAAATATGTTAAAAAGGAATCGGATTGGAAATCTTATTATGGTTCTGCCGAAGATATTCAAAAATTATTAGAAAAAGATGGAGAAGATGCCTTTGATAGAGAAATTTTGGATTTTGCTTATCACAAAAAACAATTGAATTATAAAGAAGTTAAATTGTTGTTTGAGCAAAACGTTTTGGAAGATGATTTATATATAAACTCAAATATTCAAGGTAAATTTTATCCAAAAGATGCATTAGACCAAATTGAGTAAAAATTGATTTTTTATTCATCCTAT